ATTATGTAGACCCAAATGCAAAGCCAGTTAAGAAAAAAACACCAAAAACTCCTGAGTCAAAGGTCATTTTACCAGTTCCAAAGGGAGACGCATTAGTATAAAATTAAATGGTCGAAGAGTTCTTCCGCTCTTTACGGAAGTAAAATTATTAAATAAAGTAAAAAACTCAAAAAAATATGTTTACAAAAGAAACAGGAGAACCCGTAGAGGGTGATAAAGAAGAATTATTGTCGCATCTTAGCAACCCCAAGCCGGTTGTAGAACCCAAGGTGTGTAGCGTATGCGGGAAAGAATTTTCAAGGGGAATGGAATTACACATGAAGACCCACCAAGCTGAAAAGATTGAGGGGTTAGAAAAAGATGTGCTGGGATTAAAAGTGAATATGGAAAGCGTTATTTTCGGACAAGACGCTATCCTGAGAAAGTTAGAGGAAATCGGAAAACCTAAAACTGAGTGGTTGCACGATAATAAGAAAGAAGAAACAGTCGATCAAAAAATTGATAAGATATTATCCGAAGAACCGGATGAATATCCTATTTCTCCAAAATGGAGACAGCTCGTAGATGTGTTGTTGGGAAAAGATTTCGGAATACATTTTAATGGAACAATGTTTACCATTGATGTACCGAGAGAAAAATCTAACGCCACTTCATCGCATTGGGATTTCTATAAATGTGATAAGAGGTCAATTCCATACAATCCCGCGGAAGGAAGCGAGGGGATTAAAAAATACATTGAAAGGGTTCGCCAAAACCTTACGAGAAAAATTAACAAACCTAATTAAAATTTATGCCACTAAGCAACAAAAAAGGCAAGAAAGCAGTTTCAGAAAACATTAAAGAACTCCATAAGGGAAAGCAATTCGGAAAAACTTCCGATAAGTTTGGAAAAGATAAAGCCAATAAACAAGCTGTTGCAATCGCTTTGGAGAAAGCAGGAAAATCTAAAAAACATAAAAGAACAACCAGCGATGGATACATGGCTGGCAAAAACTAATATGACAAAAATTAAATTAAATATATCGGAACGTTTATTTGCTATTAAACTTATAAACGAATACAAAGGAGACTTAGAAACTCTTTCTCATTTATTGGAAGATACAAAAAAGTTTTCAATAGATGAAAAGGAGTGGAAAAAAGCGAACAGAACTATTGAAGTTTTGAAAAACGAAAAAGGAGAAGACGTGTCTCAGTGGAAGTGGGATAATGAATCAGCCGGGGAAAAGGAAATTGAATTGAACACAAAGACTTTATCTTATCTGTTGGAAGCTATTGAAAAGAAAAGCACTGCCAAAGAGTTGACATTGGCAGATGTTTCAGCTATTGCTCTTAAAAATAAATTAACAAAATAAGGCATTCCTCCTTGTCTGGAGGAAGGGTAGTGTGCTTGTGACATGCTCCCCTTTCTCCTGACAATGAGCAATCTTCGTTACTCTTTAGCGAAGTAAAAACTTAATTAAAGTAAAAAATTATGCCAGAAGATATTATAGACGAGGAAGTAAAAGAAGTTGAGACGGTTGAGGTTGCTCCGACTACTGATGATGAATTAGTAGAAGGTTCGCCTGAACCCGAGGAGAAGGAAACTCCCGAGGAATCTTCCACCGAGGAAAAACCTGACGATGAGGTTGAAGAAAAAGAGGAACTTCATGGTCGCAAGACAGTTCAAAAGGAATCTGAAGACGAACCAAAGCCCGTTGAAGGGGAAACCATGCGCGAGCGTGCGCTCCGAAAGGAGGTTGAGAGAGTCAAAGGACTTAATCGACAGTTGCGCGGTGGAGAATTATTGAAGGAAGTTAAAGAGGATACAACTCAAAAAACCGAAGTTAATCCTGATAAAAAGAAAGTTCTTGATAAATATAATTCTCAAGAACTGGAAAATCTTAAGGAGGTACTTGTGGTTATGGCTGATGATTTGGGGTTTGTCAAGAAAGACGAATTTCAAAAAACCACCAATCAAAAAATCGCATCTGATTTGCTCGATGGATTTTTAGAGAAGCATCCAATGTATCTTCCTGAAAATGATCCCGACAATGTAATGTGGAATAGGTTTAAAGAGGAATTCTCACTTTATAAACAACCTTCAAATCCTAAAGATTTTGCTAAAATATTTAGTAAAATTCACAAGGAATTAGCAGGGTCTGATTCTGATGAACAGTCTCTTAATAAAATAAATGCCCAAAAAGAGAAGATAAAAGTCGCTTCTCACTCGGGCAGTTCTTCTAAGTCAGGCAAATCAACAAATACCTCGTCCACAGTCTCCGGACGAGAACACTTAAAAGGGTTTACGGATGAGGAGTTAGACGAAATGTTTGGCGAAGAGGAATAGAAAAAAATAAAATTATGCCACAAGGATTTAATTTGATTTTAGACCCAGATGTAACAACATTTCGAAGGGTCAAAATCGCCACGCCTTCAGCTGGCACTTGTGTTTTAGCGGGAACTCCTGTTGATCAATCCCATACGGCTTCAGCATCAGTAGATGTAGTAGTATCTACAGCTTCTTCTGTTACAAGCGCGATTTATGGTGTGACAAAGGAAACTATCTACGCGGGACAAACAAGTGTTTTGATTGCGGTTATTACACCAAGACAATTTTGGTCTTGCGAAGTAAGCACATCAGCAACAACAGCGACAGGTTCAGCGAGCACATCGTACAACAACCTAAGGTCAGTCTTGGGTTATGAGCCGGTAACAGTCGGAACAACTGCAATACCAGCAGGAGATTTACAATATCTTTCTAATGGTGTTAATACAGTTCCAGCTGGAACAACTGCAAACCTTACTACTATTTATAACGCAACAACAGATGTTACGGGTACAACGGGTTTGTTTGAACAGTTAGGAATAGTGTCAACAGCAATTTCAACAACAAGAATAGTTGGTCGTTTCTTGGTCGAACACGCTGCTTAGTGATTAAATAATTAAACTAAAAACAAAAACATGCCTACATCAGGACCGATGAATATTGCACAAGCAGCCGATTTAGTCGACTTGTCAGTGCAGAAAATATTTTTGAAAAGCTCCGACCCAGAGTCGCAGTATACTAAATATTTTAAAACCAGAACAACTCAAGACTATTATGAGAAAGATTCTTCTCTAACAGGATTGGGCGAAGCTGATTTCGTAGACGAAAACGCAGTTTTAATGCAAGATGTCCCATTACAAGGATACAAACAAGTTTACACACAGAATATGGTGGGAATCATAATACCTTTTACGTTCCAAATGTAGTTTCTGCATCACTTGATAGAAATGTCAAGAAGTAAATCTCGTAAATTCGGTGGATCTCCAAGTAAAATAAAAAAAAGACTTGGACAATACCGAGCCAAGCCCGCAAGGGAAGGTGTAACGACTAGAGACGAGACCCCTGAAGAGGGTGATAGTATAGTCTGAACTGCATAGTAATATGCAGAGATAGGCAGAAATGACCTATCAGCTCATTTAGACATCAAGTCAAGAGTTTAACAATTAATAGGGAAATTCGGTATTAAAAAACGCGATCTTACCAATGTGGTTGACGAATTAAGGAAATCCATTATGCGCGTTAAAGAAAGACTTTGCGCGGAAAGATTGGACAACGGATTCGCAACATCCTATAACCACTATGGAGCAAATAGCACAAGGACTATTTCCACAGTTGGCGGAGACGGAGTAGCTTACTTCTCATCTTCACATACGAGAGAAGACGGAGGAACAGCAATGAACAACATTGTTTACACGGGCACAAGCTATAACCCAGTATTAGATTATGCTGGAATTAAAGCTGCCTATTTAACAGCATCATTGTTTGTTGATGGAAGAGGAAATCCAAGAGTTGGTCATCTTGACACCTTGGTTGTAAAAACTGGTTCTACCAATGCAATGAAAGCTAAAGAAATTTTGAAAGCTATCAAAGATGGTAAGATTCCAGAAAGTTTTGACCACGATGGATCAGGTGTGAACGCGTTTGAAATAATCGAATTGGATTATTTACAAAACGGCGCATACTGGTATATGTTTGAAAAGTCAAAAGCAATGTCAGAGAGAGAAGGTTTCCAATTTGTGGAATCTCAAGCTCCGACAGTTGACCCAGTAAACGTAGTGTACAAAACAAAGGAGATTCAGACTTCGGCTACAACATTATTTGACTTAGGTGCAAACGATGTTGCACGATGCTGGGTTGCTTCTACTTCAGCAGGTTCATAAATAGACTGGTGAGGAGCCAGGGGTTCGAACTAAAAACTCTAACCTGAAAATCTATGGCTCCTCAACTTTCTTCTAAAATAAAATGTCTACAATTAATAACAAATCTTATTCCGGAACACGCAATATAAATTTGCGCGGTGGAATTTTAAGATTTGGCGTAACAAATTCGACAGATCCATTGGATTCATTATCCTATGGTATTTATGTCAACGGCTCGGGGCAGTTGGTATTTTCTTCATTGGGAACCCCAACCGTTTTGGGCTCGGGCGGAGGCGGAGGTGGTTCGTTATCAATTCCTTACACAGAAGCTGATGGCATAACTACAACCGGAACATCTGCAGCAATTGCTTCATCTGCTTTAACCACAGGTAGCGTATATTCTGGAACAGTAACAACCGGAGTATTCACAACTGGAGGAAAAGTATTCTATGCAAACCTTTCTGCAGCAATTGCAGGTA